CGGCTTACGTCTTATGGGTTTTATCCATCCAAATAAAGATTAAACCTCCCATCATTTTATAGAACCGTTCGTCACAATCGTAACTTTTGAATTGAATTGTTGACGTATATTTGCAGGGTAACCAAGCGAGGTTATGGAGAAAACATAAACTACCATTAGTATTTTAAAAGGTTAGATTTCATCTCGGGGTAGGTGGGGGTTTCAGTTCGAGTCTGGACGATGGCGGTTTATACTTACATTTAAAATAAAGTAACAATGGAACAAACATTAGGACAAAAACGAGTAAAAGCAGATTTTAACCCTGCTAAAAACGATCTAGTTGATCAGATCAAAAACAAGTCAGCTGAATTGATTGATTTGATCGAGAAGCTTAGAACACAAGATACAAGCGGAAGCGCATCTGATTTATTGAGTGGTGAGAAAGCAAGAATTATTTCTATCGCTCAAACAGAAATCGAAACAGCGTGTATGTACGCTGTAAAAGCGAATTTCACAGATTAAAAAATTCAACTGTTCGGAAATACCGAACAGTTGAACTAAATTGAATCGTGGGGAAATCCTGCAGATTCAATAATTTGGTTGAATGATAGGTTGCATTGGAAACAGTAAGAATGTTCTTTTAAGCGTGACTAGCGCAATTTCTCGAAAGGGTTAAATTCTAGTAAATGACACAATCGGCTTATAGACTTGCAGGAGAAACAATGTGTAGCTTATCAAACAACCAAGCCCTCCAAGTTCTAGCGGACGAGGCGGGGGCAAAGCATCAACGTATCGGGTCTATTTTACCTTATAGACCAGACGTTATTGAAAGACATAACGTGTTTAAACGATCGGTTTGGCTTTAGAATGAAATATTAAACTGACGAGGTTGTGAGTTAAAGTGGAGCAATCCATGAAGGTAATTTAGCTTACAAAACTGCAATTGGTTTATGAACGGAATTTTGCCTAAGGGTACGTTTTTAAGTTCAGGTGGTAGATGGGTGATTCTATCTACTACCACACGCAAAAAAGAGGTGTTCTTTGATTTATTGAAATTAAGCCGTTATGATGAGTCAGAAATGACGTGATCAGTTCCGATTTTGCCCGAATACACAGTGACGGGAGTTAAGCTAAAATGATGTGGATTTCAATAAATTAGTAGCAAAAGAATGCCGTACGAGAAAAGACAGTAGGTGATTGGTTTTGCCTACTGTCTCAAAATCCTGCCGAATAGGATATTAATTTAGTTATTCGGGTGGTTGACAGCAGAAAGTGCCTTATCGGTGAAATACCGATACTTGGGGGTTTCGTCTAGTGGTTAGGACGCGTGTAAAAGCGTAACGGGTGTTCGATTCACTCAACCCTCACTAAACAGCGTGGTAACTGTTTTTTCATAAGTGTGTTTAGGTTAAAGGGGGATTTTGGTCTCCCTTTTGCATTTTACCACTTATCATTTAGTCTTACCACTCATCACAAATCCGATTCAAAACCGGTTACACCGCCGTATCTTTGTTAGACAAAACTAAAGGATATGAAAGACGCAAGATATACAAAAGCAAAAGATGTTAAAGTGGGTGATACGGTTTCATTTGTTGAGATACCTTACTATGTTGAGGACTTAAGAATGAGCTTCTTTGAATCTAAAGTAACTAAGATTGAGCCTACAAAAAGCGGAAAGAGAGTTGTTGTTCACTTTAACAACTACCCGTGTAGCAAGACAATGTCCGAAAATACAGTTCTCCAATCGTCTCCAGAAAGTTTTTGGAATAAAATGACTTCGGAAAGAGGTTGGAAATAAAACAAATATTTAACCAACCGTTGGGCGAGAACGTTAAGCGCAATTGTTATGAAAGTAGAAGAGAAAGCTAAGGAGTTATATCCTGAATTAGATGTGATTCCAAATGGACTAGATTACCATAAAAACGATTTGAATATTTATTGTCAAATGGCGTTTGTGGATGGTTACAACTACGCAAACCAACCCACGACAACCGAAACCCTCCAAGAAGGCGATTACACTAAATGCGAAAAGTTCAGCGAGTGGGTGGCGTTGTTTGAATTTGAAGGCAGTAATTCTTCATTTGATCAATTTTGGCGCGATGAGTTCAATGAATTTAATGGCGAAGTTAAAGCAACCGATGGAATAAATTTAGACGGCATTCTATTATGGGGCAAAGGCGAAAACTTCCTGCCATACCAAGAATTCAAATCAAGAGCAATTAACACGTTTAAAACGAAGTAAGATGGAAAAAGAAGATATAGTAACGGGTTTGGCGTTCTATGATGGCTACACGGTTATTAAAGGACGCTACAAGAATCTTGATTGTTACATCACTATAAATATAAGCAACTACGAAATAGAAATCAATAAGATTGAGTTTTTAGACGACAATAATAATATCAAATACAGAAACAACAAAGAGGAAAATGATATTAAAAAGTTTGTTTCTGAGTGGCTACAAGAACACGACGATTGGCACGACATGAACACGAATGATGTTGACCACTACGAATGGCATCAGCAGAATTTGGAAGATCAACGAATGGGTAATTAGTCAATTACCGTTCATCACAATTCCAGAAAAGGAGTAGGGAATTGGTTTAACTTTGAAGAAAAAATAGAATTATGGTAGTAGAAACTGAATTTTTAGAACTAGAAGATTTGATTCAAATTTTACATAAAGTTGAAAATCCAGAAGCAAAGGAATTAATCAAAGGATTATGGCATGATTACGAACGTTTAAAGAATAAAATTCGTGACATCGAAAACAATTCACGGGCATTCGTTAAAATAATGTGCGCTGAATCGGAAGTGACTAAGTTAAATGATAAAAGAAATTAAACATGGCAGAGAAAGCGATTATCCACCTAAAGCCTGTCAAGGTGGATTTAAAAGGAATAACAGGCGAGGAGTTCAACGATTTTTCCACTCACGAAAAGTTCTCATTTGTAGAGGAAGTTTTCGACCGTGGGGGAATCGAGATTGAAAAAGTAGAAATAATAACAAAAACAAAGTAAATGAAAATAGAAGCATTAAAAGGTAGTGATATTCTGTATGTGCATGGGGTTGGAAGTAACTTTTTTAAATTCACAGATATTCTTTACGCTGAATCATTAGCACATGAAGGAAAGCCAAACTTCATTAAACTCTATCTTATAAACGGTAAAGATGTCGAGACATACGGATCATTGCAACAATTAGAAGATAGTTCTTATGATTTCATAAAGGCTAACAGACAACAAGCGTTTAATATTATCCATTGTGATAGAATTGAAAATAACACGCTTTTTCTAAAACAGAACAAACAAATCCAGTTTTCACGCAGAGAATTGCAGAACTTTAAAAAACAAATGTCAAATAGAACTTTAATAACAAAAACAAAGTAAAGATGAGCGAAAAGACGCACTGGAAAAAAAACAATGATAGCCGTTATATTAGTGGTGAAGATTTAATGAGTCGATTAAAAGGGCTCAAACCCGAAATGCACGTTGTTATAGATCGTTTCGAAGATGCTGAAACGTTTGACCAGACAACACAATCAAAGTCCGTTAAAACAGGTTTTTTTTTAAAAGAACTTAATGGGGAAAGTGTTTACAAACCTGTAATTCTAAACAATACTAATGCAAAATTTTGTGTAAAAGAGTTTGGTTCTGATTTCATGGAAGATTGGCTAAATAAACCGCTTGTTGTTTATGCTATGCCAGACAAACGACACGGCTTCGTTGCTCGTTTCAAAAAGTATTACCCACCATCAATATCAGATGTTAATGCATTGACTATTTTAAACCAATCTACAAGCCTTATTGAATTACAGTATAATTGGTCTAAGCTGAACAAACAAGAACAGGCGTTGCCCACCGTAATGGCGTTGAAAGATAAACTTAAAAATAGTTTAGCATGATAGCACATTTAGATATTATACAAGGCACTGAGGAATGGCATCGTATTAAGTGGCAAAAAATCGGAGGGACTAGGGCGCACGGTCTATTAGTTCCGTCCGATACTTTACTTGACGAACTACTTGCTGAATTTTGCGAACCTTATGAACATGAGGATGGCTTTCTAAGTGAAGATATGCTTCGTGGAATGGATTTAGAATCTAACGCAAGAGAAGCATTGAGTAAGTATATCGATATTGAGTTGATCACTTGCGGTTGGTTGCAAAGCGAAGAATGTGAACTACTCGGAATTAGTCCAGATGGAGTAACTAGGAATTTCAAAATATCAGCAGAAATAAAATGCTTTGCCCGTAAAATGCACACAAGTACGTGTAGAATAGACGAAATACCAACCAAGCATATTAGACAGTCGATCCAATACTTTACAGTTACCCCACAACTAGAAACTCATTACTTTTGCGCTTTCAGACCTGAACATATTAAACCGTTGTTCGTTAAAAAGTTAACCCGTGATTCGATTGTTGACATTGGACTAAAGGAGAAAGTAAAAGTTAAACGCCCCGACGCTAAAGGAGTCTTGAAAGATTACGTCGAAACAATCCCAATGATGCGAACAGTTCAATTCTGGGTTGATTTAAACCTAGCAGAAGCAAAGAAGATCGAATCGCAAATCAAAGACGAATTAATTAAACTATCATTTTAAACGCAAAGCATGACTCCATCACGCACTGTCCAAGGTTGGGAAAATCAGCGAGTACAGCTTAATCCTGTACATGACGTTGGTTTTAACCCACTCGACTACCGTATTACCGAAATTCGATTAAAACGCGGTTACAGCCGTTATAATCTTCCAACTTGGCAACATTTCGATAGCGTGATCTATCTTGGATCGGTAACGGTTGGACTAGCCACAACTTACTTAGTTGCGGGAATTACAGGTAAATTACAAACAATACTAAAATGCGAAAGAATATGAAAACATTTCACATCTGCTGGATTTCTGGATTAACAGAAGAAGGCACATCAATGTCAACAGGCTTGACAATTAAAAGCGATTCGATCCTAGAAGCACTCGTAGAATTTGAACGAGACCATGAAGGAATTGAACCGATTTACATAACGCAAATGAATTTTTAACAATCAAAATAAATAGTATGGAAAAATACAAAGTAGGTCAAAAAGTTTGGTTTATTGAATTAAGAAAAGCGACAGAACCAAAATCTTATAATCCAAACGGAATAAAAGTTACAGAACATGATATTATCGAATTTCAAGTTGTAAAATTTGTATAAACAATGATTATTTTACTACATTTTCTTTCGTAAAACAAGGTGAAAGAAAACAAAGTTACAGCCAATACTTAAATGATACAAGTATAAGCATTAGAACAAACGATAATCTTCTTGGTAATGGCGTGTTTGCTGAACTATATACAACCAAAAAGCCAACTAAGGCAACGATTAATGAAATCATTGCAGAATGTTGTGCTAAGATCGATAGAGATTACGGTTGGTTGCTAGGTTCAGCAAAAGAAGAACTTTACGAAATGGCATATTCATTTAGTTTTACTAACTAATTAAAGAATAATTTGTATATTTGTGTTAGGGTAGTCGGCAAAACAATCCATAAGACATTTTATTAAGAATCCATTTGTTTGAAATCCGTTTGCCGACGTTTCATTCGAATGGATTCTTGCGTTTAAACAATTTTAATTTATAGAAAATGAGAGAAATACTTTTTAAAGCAAAACAAGTTGATGGCGAAGGATGGGTTGAAGGAGACTATGTTAGAAGTAATAAAAAAACATTTATTAGAGGTAACGATGTTGATGGTTATTCTTTGGCTAAACACGTCACACCCGAAACAGTTTGCCAATTTGCTGGAATTTTAGACAAAAAAAATACAAATATTTTTGAAGGTGATATTTGCCTAGATTTTATTGGAAGAAAACTACAAGTTGTTTATCATAATTTCAGAATGAGGTTTGAATGGATAAGTAGTGATGAATTTGAAAGACCCAACTTTTGGGCTAGTGATTTTATTGATTGGATGGTATGGGATTACAAAACTGAATCGTACACAAACACTTGCGATGTAACTATTATCGGTAACATTCACGACTAATGGCGGATAATAAAGAATCATTCTTATTGTATCGTGATTTAATTCATACAGTACAGAAGCTACCGAAAGAAAAGGCAGGTGAATTGTTTATGCATATTTTAGAGTACGTTAACGATCTTCACCCAGAACCAAACGATCTTATTATTGAACTTGCATTTGAGCCGATTAAACAGAAGTTAAAACGCGATCTTAGAAAGTGGGATGATAAAATCGACAAGCGTTCAGATGCGGGTATGAAATCAGCGGGGAAAAAATCATTTGATAAGTGGTTGAAACAAGCAATAGAAAAAGGAATTAACAAAATAAGTAGTGATGATCATTTGTTTGAAGCTGGATATTGCCATAAGCGAATGCGTGAAAGTCACGGGGATTTCATGTTTTATCATTATCAATACGCTGTTGAATGGCATAAACAAATGGCAACAAAATCAACAAGTGTTGAAAGTGTTGAAAATGATTTAACAAAATCAACTGTTAATGATAATGATAATGATAATGATAATGATAATGTTAATGTTAATGTTAATGTTAATGTTAATGATAATGATATTCTTTTAGAAAAAGAAACAAAAGATATTATTATGGAAAAAACGAAACGTTTTATTCCACCGACCTATCAAGAGGTATTTAATTATTGTAGGGAAAGAAATAACAAAGTCGATTCACAACGTTTTATTGATCACTACACTTCAAATGGTTGGATGGTTGGTAAAACTAAAATGAAGGATTGGAAAGCATCGGTAAGAACATGGGAGAAAAATAACTTAAACACAACAGCAAATGGACCAACAGCAAAACAACCAATTGATTGGGCAGAACGAGACAAGCGATTTATTGAAGGGGTCATGGGAACAGGTCAAAGCGACACTGGTAGCGAAGGGAGTAACGACCAGCCTTTCACAAGTTACCAAGATGTTGACTGAAAGCGATGTAGTTACCAAAGAACCAAATGTTACGATTGAAATTCTTGGAAAGGTAACGTCTTTGCTTTTCGGACTAAACAAAGAAAACGTTAATCCAGATTTATACAGAACTGCATACGGTAAGATTTGCGAGACTTTTATCGGTTGTACGGTACAAGACATCAGAAATGCGTACAACAACGCTGTAATCGAAAAGAAAGCCTATACAACGTTAACAAGAGACGAACTTATTCAACCGATAAAAGACTATTGGCTTAAAAGGCAAATTGTACTAAGCGAGTTTAAGAAAGTTGAAAGTAAAGTAGTAGAAGAAATTAACGTAAAAGAGAAGGCTATAGTTTTCAAAACAGAAGCGCAACAAAAGTACTTACACGCTTTGAATAGTGATTGCATTTGGAGGGGTACTGACATCGAAGCGCATCAGTTCGCACGTAATTTCAAAGATATGTTTTCACAAGAAGATAAAGATTTGATTTGGAAAAAAGCCAAAGAGGAGTTTTTTAAACAACTTAAATCTGAAAACAATCCGATCCTAGCAGAATTTAATAAAATCGATGCCATGAAAGAAAAACGGTGTTTAGCGATATATTCTGGAATGATAGTACAGGAAGCACTTAACAGAAACTTTAACCTAATAATTGATTAGATGGAAGCAGAAACAAAAAAACCTAGATGCTGGAATTGTATTCACGCATCAGTTGAATTTAAAGTAGGCAAAAAAAATCATGTGCATTGTCAAAGCCCTGCTATCGATAAGTATTTTAAAGAAGTCAAAAACGCTTCGCCTTGGGAGTCATTGCGAAATAATTACAACACTTGCGAAGATCACGAGTTTAAAACGAAAAATTGATATGGAAATAAAACACGCAGTCGAAATAATGGAGCATCACCAACGATGGCGAAAAGGTGCAGAAATTGAAATGATATTACCGTCGATTCTTACAGAAGCAATCGACGTGATTTTGGAATATTTTAAAAACTTAAATAATTGATTATGAAAACAATTTACATTGCAGGAAAGATTGGCGGTTTGCCAACAGAAGTTTATACGGATAACTTTGAAGAAGCTGAAAAAACGGTGATTGAAATGGGTTACAAACCAATAAGTCCAGTTAAATTACCGCACGACCACGATAAGACTTGGGAATCTTACATGAAAGAAGATTTGATCGCTTTAATTTGTTGCGATGCAGTTTTTGCGCAACGAAACTGGATAAGTTCAAGGGGAGCAACGATTGAGGTTAATCTAGCAATGAATTTAAAAATTCCAATTATTTACGGATAAACCACCCATCAAGCCCCGAAACCACTCAACACATTGTTGGAAATAATAAAAAGTAATTTAATAGATTTGAGGATGAAAGAGAAAATAAAAGTTCTGAATCTTTACGCTTGTTTAGGTGGTAATCGTCTTAAATGGGATGAAGTAGCAGACATTGAAGTGACAGCTGTAGAATGGGATGAAGAATTAGCTAGACTATACGAAGAACGATTTCCTAATGATAAAGTAATTATTACAGATGCACACCAATATCTTTTAGATCATTACAAAGAATTTGACTTTATTTGGAGTTCACCGCCTTGTCCTAGTCATTCCAGAATAAGAATAAGCCAAAAAAATAGAGATACTTTTATTCCAATTTATCCTGATTTAAAGCTTTACGAAGAAATTATATTTCTTGAAAATTACTATCAAGGTAAATATGTGGTTGAAAATGTAATACCGTATTACGACCCTTTGATAATTTCTCAAAAACGTGGAAGACATTTATATTGGTGCAATTTCGTTTTACCTACCGATATTAACGAAAGAGAAACTATTGGAATAGGATGTTCTTTGAATGAAGTTGATAAACTTTCTGAATTTCATGATTACGATTTTAAAAAATATAAAGGTAATCAAGCGACTAATAAAATTGCACGTAACCTAGTTGATTATGAAGCTGGAAAAACAATTTTTGAGACAGCTTTTAATATCGTTTCATCAAAAAAAACAAACCAGACTAAACTTTTCCAATGAAAGCAATCGAAGCAAAACCAGGTCAAACAGTCCTGTACAACGGTAACTGCTCAACTATAACCGAAATACGACTAAACACCGTTGTAATCGAGTGTATGGGCGTGAGAATTGTAACTAATTATTCTAATTTAACGAAAGATGAACGAAAACTTAATAACACAAATCCTAACTAAAATAAGAAGTTTGAAGAATGAAATCAAAGCAATTCAATACACTATGGAAGTAGATGGTGTTTCATCTGATAATGACATTCCAAAAATAAATGAATGCACTCACAAAATACAAGTGCTGAACGAAGTTATTATTTCATTTGGTATTCAAAAATAAAAAGATATGAGCGAAAAAAATAAAACAACAATTTGGCGAACTCATTGCCCTTCCTGTAAAACTGGATTAGTTCTATTGTTTCAGAAAGGAGGACAAGGTAAATGTGATCAATGTGATAAAACTTTCTATACAGATTATCAAGAACATGGAGAGCTTGATTGTAAGCAAACAGAATATTGGTTAATGGATTAATTTATAACAATAGTAATCAACAGGTTTGCCAGATGGAAGCGGTTATTGCCTTGGGGTTATTGATTAAAATAAAAAGAGATGAGCGAAAAAAGCAATAGTACTATACGTGAAATAGCCGATTGTTATCAAGAACTTTGGAATCACATGAACCAAGACCATGGATTAATTCTTACTATTTCAGAAATGGACGACATAATCAACGAGTCCCAAAAAGTAATAACGAAAATAAACAACCTATATGAAAACACAGGAGCAACAGAAAGCTGAATTATTGGATGATCTAATTTTTTACATCAAAAATGGTAATACTGATTTTAAAGATCAGATGGGCGGAAAACTTTTAATTAGTAAATACGACCAAATCACCCAACAAAAACCGCTGTCACAAGACCCGTACTGTGACGAAGTTTTTAGTGGTAGATTGTTAAATATTATCAGCGATTATTGGGGGTTAGAAAATAATGAAAGACTTTCGGATTTACCAAATATTATTGTTTTTTCTGATAAACATGGCTTTGGCAAAAAGATGCGAGAAGAATACATCGAGGTTATGACTACTTACGAAATGTTTGATAAGATATAAGTTATGTATAGATGTTGGAAAACAAAAAAAGTTGTATATTCTAGTTTTGAGGATGCTGAAAAGGCTAAAAAAAATACAAATGAATTTATATTACAAAATAATGCAAATCAAAAAAAAATTAATCATTCATATCAATGCGAACATTGTTCTAAATTCCATGTAACAACTCTGTCTAAACGCAAACAAAAAGAAATCGAAAGATCGTTTGAAAAAACAAAAGAATTAATTAAACCGACAAAACTCGAATTAATATCCGATAGATTAGATTATTTAAAGCTAAAGTATAAGATATGAACGTCACGACAATACAAATCAAATGGTTGGAAACTAGCGACTACTACAGTGCGGTTAATTCAATCGCTAATAGCACTTTGAATACTTTTGAAGTAGATAATATACAAGTAGAAACTAAGCCGTTAAGATATACGAAAGAACGACTTCTGGAAGTTTTAAATATTCTTGACTGTAACGGCAAAAGGCAGACCATGCAACAGAACTACAAACGTTTTCTCACATGGCGTTACGTGTACTCTAAATTCGAATTAAACACAACCAATCTAGCAGAAGTTACTGGACATACTCACGGATCAGTTTTAAGCGGTCTAAAACGAATTCAAAAGAGATTGGATAAAAACAGCGAATATGTTACATCATTACGTGATGAAGTGTACCAAGTCTGCAACGAGATATTCATCTAACCGCTCATCAGTTTGATTTGCCTACCAACACAATTGAAGTATAAAACAGATTAGACTGTTGTACATTTGTGTATAACTAAAAACAAAAAGGATTATGAAAGCAAAAGAATTTTTAATCGAAAACAGAGAGTTAGTAATCAACTACTACAACACAGAAGTAAAAGGTCTTTGGATAATTTCTTTAGCTGATTTCATGAAAGATGTTTTGGTTAACTTCAAAAAAATCACAACTGGTGATGAATTGAAAAAATTTGATTTATTCGGAAATTTACAGGACGCAAAATCACGTTTAGGTTTGTTTACCGTGTATGTAGCACCAGCAGAAGACAAAAAACGATTCAATCATATTTCAGATAACGCACAAGGTCAATTACCTTCTTCAATGCGTTAATTATTAACTCTTAAAACTAAACAAAATGAAACAAGTAGTAATTTTTACAGAAAAAGAATTTGAATATGTAACTGGATTGGCGGTTATTAATGGTAATGAAGAGGTGTTAATGAAGGAAGGGCATGAGTGTGTATTTTATAATCCTTCTTTTTTACATAATGGTTTTCCTCAAAGAATGGCTTTTTATGCTCCCAATGGATTTGATCAAAGCGTTGATTTGTGTGTATCATTTCTTGAAAAACACATCCATTTAATAACTCAAATAAACGATTAACCAACCGTTGGGCGAGAATGTTAAGCGCAAACACAATGACAAAAACCCCCAACGAAAAGCGCATCTACTTACGTGATGTGCTACTAGCTACTGCACTATGCGTATTTGCGTTAATAATCGCTCACAACTCAACAAAAGCTAGTTTGAAACAGAAACACAAACAAAAAGCATTAAATGAATTTAATGAAATGTGTGCAGATGATAATGACTTTGATTTCAAGTTTGGAGAGCATGAGAATTGGTGTGTAAATCCTGTTGAGGTTTTACCGTAATGTTTAATTCCGAATAAGAAGGTACTATGAAAGATCGCATAAGTAAATGGTGTAATCGAAAGTGGGGGAATTGGGTAATCCACGAAGAAAAATACAAACAAGATATTAATTATAGAACCAATTGGAAAAAAGTGACAACACTGAAAAGTGTCTCAAATGACGGATTGATAAGATACAAAACCGTCAAAAATTACTAAATAAGTAACAAATCCAAACAGGCAAAGCGACTATTTTAGCCGTGGAGTTGCCGAAGGGGTGGTAAAAATTAAGGAGTAGAAATTATGGGAAAACACGAACCAACAAAAGCACAAGAAAAAGCGTTTAAAGATGTTATTTCTGCAATAAAAAAAGCAAAAAAGGCTGGATTAGTTTTTTATGCAAAGCAATGGAATTTAGTTGCGTATAGAAAAGAAGCTGATGATTATTTAGAATCGTTTAGTTTCTCAGAAGTATTATCTGGCAAGGGTTCTGTTGTTGAGTATCTTTCAGATAATGTGCTATCAGATTCAGGTGCAGATGACTATGGTAGATACATTTCTTTTGAAGATGAGGAAAAATACACTTAATTAAAAATCAAATGAAACAACTAGAAATAAACACAGGCAAAGCGACTATTTTACTAGTTAATTTGCCGAAGGGAGCAAAGAACCCTGTTTTAATGGGTAAGGATGGAATGTCTTTAAAACGAATCTATTTCGAATTAAAGGGAAAAGAATCATTCGTCGAATTTCCAAAGATAGGCATCAACTCTTATGCACTAGGCTTTGCTGACCATATTACGGAAGAGCAAGCGATGGAGGTTGTGGAGCATAGTATATTTGATTCTGATTATAAATGCACTACAAATAAAGCCACGGATAAACTAAACTCACTCCTAAAAACAAACGGGGTTGTTACAGTGAATCCGTATGGTTCAGAGCCACCACACAACTACGGGTTATTGAATTTATACCCGACAGGTGACGAACTGATGGATTTGTCTTTTCAAGACGCTCTTAGATGGCAAACCGCCCAATCCCAATTGTGGGAAAACGTGTTTGTTTTGGTTAAAGTTGATTAAATCGTATATTTGGAAGATGAAAGAGAAAAGACTAGCAGAAATTTATACCGTAGATAATCATGGTAAATTGCCATTGGAACACGCTATTAAAAACGGTAATACATTAGAATTTGATAGAATACAAAATGATGTTAATAGGGATGTTTATTGGTTAGGTAGTGAAAAGATGGCGACTATTCCGCACTCTCAAATTGTTTTAACTCACAAAATAACAAGAGATTACGATCCTGATTTATATTTAAAAATTCCTTTTAGCGAAGACATAAAAACATTTTTATTTAAAAAACAAGATCATTCAGAATTCGGGGAAATTGTATTCAAAGAGAATGATGTTTTGACTTTACTCCAGATTTTGAAGGATGAACTTTCGCAAAAAAAACAATCATGAAAACAATAATTTTTATTCTAATCGGACTATCCTTTTTTTCTTGCAACAAGGAGAAAATAGGCAAACAAAACGTAGAATGTTACGTGCAATACCTAGACCATCCATGCGATGAAGTCGTTGAAATTTGGCAGGGTGATGTGAAAATTACGTTTTCGGGAACTTCCAAAACAGAAGAATTTACACTCAAAAACGGAACGGTAAACTATCGAATTTCTGGAAGTGGAAATACATTTGCATTTTATAATGTGGGATTTGATCTTTACCGAAAAGATGGGGGCGATAGTTTCTCAAAATATCTTTACGTTTGGGAAATTGGAGAAAATCAACCCTATGATGTAACAGGTACTTTTGAACTAAAAAAGTGAGGTGTGAATTTTGATATAGCTTCATTTGTTTTTGGATTTTTATCTTGCATGGCAGTAGGTTTGGTTATCACATATTCAATTTTACAATTTCAAGGAAAAAAAGACGATAGACCATTTCATCCAGAACCACCAAAAAAATAAAAGTTATGGCTTATTCAAACGAAGAAAAAGAAAGTATTTTAAATTCTATTTTTGAGATTATCGAGAACGGTAAATCTTTACGATCTGCGCTTATTCAAGTTAAAATATCTTCAAGCACTTTCTTTATTTGGATAGACAGCGACTTAGAAAAATCAAAACAATACGCGCGCGCGGCAGAATTGCGCGCTGAAACCTTACTTGATGAAATGTTTTGTATCGTTGATGAAACAAGTGGTGATATTGATACGGTTGAAATTGGAGAAGGTATAACCATTGAAAAGGTAAATCATGAAAATATTCAAAGAAGCCGTTTGAGATACGATGCTAGGAAGTGGTTAGTTTCTAAATTAAATCCTAAAAAATACGGTGATAAAATTGATGTTACAACTGATGGAGATAAGCTACCAAACGCAATACCTATCGTATTAAGTAACGGTAGGTCATACGACGATTTATTAAATGATTTAAAGCCTGAATGAGTTTAGCGTATGGAATAACAGAAGTTTTTATAAAACATGATTATTTCTCAAAACTTCGTATTAAAATAGTTCGTAAAGATGGTGAAAAGTTGGTTTTACAGAGCTATACAGGTGATTCAATTGAAGATATTGAAGAAATAACTACCGTTCAAAAACTTTACGATATTCCAGAAAACTTTCTACTCATTACGCTTGGTGATGAGTTTAAGTACTTTTATGAAGTTGGAGAATATTCAATGCCACGCTACAAGTACATTAAACATGAAGGTTCTAGTCGTAGTTCAAAAACGACTAGTTTATGCGAGTGGACAGCTAGGGAGTGCGAAAATAATGAGGGCTATAGGATAACTGTTTGGCGCGACACAAAAGCGTCTTTGGGCGAGACGGTATGGAAGGATTTTAGAAAGGTTTTTATTCTTTCAGGTCGAAAATATAAGTTCACCCAAGACACAAGAACCATATTTTTTAACAACGGATCGACCGTTGAACCACAAGGAGACGATACAACTAACGCTCACGGTTTATCGCAAAATATAGCGTGGCTTAATGAGCCTTACAAAATGTCTGAAAACACTTTTCACCAAATAGACATGAGGGCTGAACAGGTCATTATCGATATGAACCCATCGATGGCGCATTGGAGCGATAAACTAAATAACCACCCACGATGCAAGGTAATACACTCTACCTTCAAGGACAATCCATTTTGCCCAATGGAAATGAAGTTGAAGATATTATCATACGATCCGAGTAATCCAATTAACGTACTGAACGGTACGGCAGATGCTTACAAACACGCTGTTTATGCGCTTGGATTAAAAGCTGAAAAACCAAATCGTATTCTTTCTGGTTGGAAAAAGATTCCAAGAAAACAATATGACGATTTGCAGTCAACCGAGTACATAGGCAATGACTGGGGGAAAAATCACAATTGGGGAATACTTGGGGCGAAGTATTACGATGGCGCATTGTATCTACGTGAGATGAATTACGCATCCGAGGTGGAAATAATGAAATCATTACCACTTGAAACCCTGCAAGAATTTAAGAAGCAAGAATCTAAAGAAGGTGAAAACCTTGGGATTGTTTCATGGATGTTCGCAAAATTAGGCATCAATAAAAAACAGACAATTGTTTGCGATAATAACCGTCCTTTGAAAATATCAATGCTTCGTCGTTGCGGCTGGGATTATGCAGTAGGGGCGCAAAAAGGACAGGGAAGTATCAAGGATGGGTTAGATTTACTTGAAAATATCGAGGTCTACTATACGGATGATTCACCTAATTTATCCAATGAATACGAAAACTATTCATACATTGTTGATAGATACGGAGTTGTTACAGATGAGCCAGAAGACGCTAATAATCACCTTATTGACCCTGCTAGGTATATCTGCCAACTACTGGTTAGGTTGGGCTTGCTTAAACGAGTTTAACCCCTAATAATTCAGTTGCCTGTTCTTTCGTGTAGCCTAACTCAACGTATATTTTTACCGTTTCTGCTTTTCTTCTATCGACTTCAGACTTTTCTTTTTGATCTTCTTGAAAACATGGTAAATGCGAGTAATCAAGTTCAATCCATTCATTATCTGGAAGTCCAAGTCCTTTTTTTAGTAATGAGCAAAAACGACCTGCAAAAGGAAAAACCCCATCTTGATACGCCATTTTCAAACCTTCCAATAAGTTAGCCTGTATCTTCGACTTTTCCTTGCTGAAAATATTATCGTTTAATTGCACGGTATCGATAAAAACTTTAACGTCCGCATCAATTTCCTCGAAAAGCATATTTTCTTTGATTCCAAGCGAAGTGTGCAAAAATCCAAGGTCACCATCAACGACCTTTACTTTACTTTGACCATGGAACTGTCCATGTGTTTCATTTTGGGTTTGTTTTTCGAGTGCTAAACGATCTTCTTGTGAAAGTGCTAATCGTCCGCTTGTATCACTCGATTTGTTGTACATTACACCCAATGCACCCTTTTCAACTAGATTAACATTCCGATAGCCCATCGAAGCACGAACATTACTTATTTCCAT